TGCAATCTCTTGCCGTCCGAGTAGATTGATACGCTGTCAGATATTTCTCTAATTTCCATACTTCCTCCTAAAACGGTAGCAATTCAATACAAATCCAGTCAGCAGCTTTTTCCCTAACCTTATCAACATAGGCATTAAGTAAGGACTCCTCAGTTTTGTATGTTGTTTGGTTTTCAACACTTTCATTCCAACGAATAAATCGAGGTTTGAGACCAGGCCATCCAGACCTGCCAAATAACGCAATACATTCCTCTTTGTTTTGATGTATAGCGAATGTAATACCATGTGGGCAGCCTGTGTCATGAGTTTCTAGTATATCTTTTACTTGTTTACTCATACTTACCACCCACATTGCTCATTGAGTTCAGTCTGAGTCAGTGGCTCAATACGTTGATAACCGCTGACTTGATAGTTCTTTTTAAAATCAAATCCAAGTTGACTTAGACCAGCCTTGAAACGGTCTTTTTCGGCTGTGTCTACAAAATACACTTCCAAAGTCATTTTTTGGCTATATCGTTTCAGGTCGTTTTCAGCCCCTCTGAGAGCGTTGGGCTCATTTTGAGGGATTTGCCCACCGTCCAAGATTTCGCCTGACTCTGGGTCAAATTTTGGGGTTTCCGTTGATTTTGGAGCCTGTTCTTGCTGTTTAGTTTGTTGAGTTGCTAAAAGTTCCTGATTAGCTCGCTCTGCTCGTTCTTGAGCCTGCCTGAGTTCTTCCTTTTGTTTTTCAAATTCATAGTCAGCTTTGATTTGCTCAAAGACCTCAGCAAGCGTCAAGTCTTTCAGCTGTCTAATGTAAGACGAGTCAGTCATGCCATACTCAGCACAGAGGCCTGAAATAGCTGACTTAGCCTTTTCAAATTCTTGCTGTTTCTGAAACTCAAATGTGACCATGTCATCAAGTGACTTCATAGTGGCTTTTTTAAGCGTCACGCCGTCTGCCATGAAATCGCCAGCTTTAACATAATCAAGGGCCTTTTCATCAAAGATACGAGGATCCAGCATGTACTCAGCAGATTTGTTGGCTATGTAACTCTTAACCGTATCTATTTTGAGTTGTCTTTGATGTTCTTCAATCTCCTTGATACCTTTATCAAATTCACTAACTACGGCTGCAAATGGTTCAATAATTGACTTAGCATAACTATCCCATGTGTTAGCCGTCTCTGATAGCAAGTTTTTAGTGTCGATACGGATACGATTTTTAGACTCAATTAGCTTATTAAATTCAGCTCGCTTTGCCTTGTCATCTTTGAGTGTGCTAGCTGTAGGAATATAGTCCTTGTACTTTTCAGTAGCCTCTATGAGGTCTTTTTCAAAAGACTCTCTAGTAAGCTCATCCGTTGTGATCATTTCATAGATTTTATTGATTTTCTTCTCATCAATAACTTGTAATTCTTGCATGTTGTCCTCCTAGTACTCTAGTTCACCGTCTAGCAATTCGCCCTGGATTGGCTCCTCAGTTTGAGCAGGTTCGGGATCTACATGATTTGCCTCTTGCTCTTTGTTGAATTGATCAATCTGAGCCATCTTGCGTGCTACGACATCCTCACGGCTTTCTTGAGGAGTGACGTCTTTGATTGTGTCAAATGTATCTCCGCCATCAATGTCTGTATACATGTTGCCAAGTTCGTCAGGGAAAGCCTCTCTAAGAGTCTGTACTAGAGCTGTTTTTCTGATCATAGTGGCTGGCATTGATTTCCAAGTGCTCCGTGGATTGCCATTTCTGTCTGTTTTGACATACTCATTAAAGTCAACTGTGACCTTATATCTGTGTGAACGGTCTTTACGATAGACAATGGCCCAACCACCTATTAGAATGTCCTCGGGTAATTTAAGAGAGCCTTCAATCTCTATCATTTCGCCATTTCTCATGACAGTAATTCCAGCCTCAAAACCATCATATCCCTCACAACGTTCAGCACGTTTCATAAATGCCTCTTTAGAGACAATCAAGCTGAACTCTGTGCCGCTATTGTTTTGATAGGCTACAATGTAGACCTCGTTAGCAAATGGGTTAAGATTGCGACCTTTACACAAGGCTAGAGCCTGACCTACTTGTTTTTCAGTCAGTAGGTTTTGTGGGTCAAAATACTTTTTGATGTCTGCCCCAGTCAATAAACTTGGGTCAGTAGTAATGTCACGTTTTGTCTGTGTTGCTAATTGATTATTAGTCATTTTGTTTTCTCCTATGTATTCATGTTAATTCTGCGGACAGCCTTACTATTTAAGGCATCTAATTCATTATTGTAGTCTTGAATAAGTTGCAAATTCCTGTCAATAAAACGTTCTACAACTTGACCTAGAAGTTCTTGTGTTGTCACGCCTCTCAATTCAGCAAGAAGTCTGATATATTCTTTTTGTTTTTCAGAGATCTCTGCTCTTATGAACGACTTTCCTTTATTGGTCATCTGCGTCATTTTTTTCTCCTTTAGGCTAGCAATCTCCTACATAGATCCATTGACCAGCACTAAATACATAATCAGCTGGGTCACGTTCTTCCCTGGGTTCAGGAGGCTGCAAGTAATCACGGTCATAGTCAAAGGTGCCAAATAGTCCTCTGTCCATGTGTTACCTCCTACCCTGCCATGTCTTGATAGACATCAATCAGGCGTTGTTGCATTGCGACTGTATCAGCATACCATCCGCGACTACGTCCAAGCTCCATATTTTCCTCCAAAAGCTCTTTTAGTAGGTCGTTTTGTTGCTTGATGATGTCTTTAAGCCGTTTGTTTTCAGTTTGGAGAATTCTGACGTCAATTAGATTGCTGTTTGATTTTGATTGGCCGTCACCCCAAAGGTCATCTAGTCCAAAAAATTCTTTTAGTTTTGCTAACATTATTCTTCCTCCTCATTTTCTGCCATATTTTTCTCAATAGCCTCTTTTGGACTCATGCCATTCAATACATCCTTGATAGTATGTGAGACATCATGGATTGAATTCATTGAGATTTTTAGTTCATCAGGTAAATTTAAAAATTTTACAGTTAGCAATCCTAACATAGATAGTTTATGTAGTTCTTCTTGCAATTTTTCTACACGTTCAATTTTTTCTTGTTGCGCTTTGATAATTTGGTCTTTGTCAATCATGATTTTTCTCCTGTGGATAACTCAGTTATCCCTTTCTTTTATTTAGATTAGTAGTAGTTTGTTGTAAGTTAGTAGTTATTACTAAGTTAGTGCCGTTAGGCTTAGATTATTGTATAGTTAGTACTTGTTGTATAGTTAGTATTTATTAGAGGGCAATTTTACACATGGCAATTTTACACATGGCAATTTTACACATGGCAATTTTACACATGGCAATATTTTCCAACTGTATTTTTAAACTCCGTCATCTGTGGATAACTCTTTCTCAAGATTGGTTTTTAGATACTCAAAGTAATCATCTGAAATAGGCATGTCTGAAAAAAATCTATGTACTGTGACGCCTTTGCCTCTACCTAGTCCTAAGCGGTATACTCTGAGATAGCCTGCTTTCTCTAAAAGCTTAAAGTGCTCATCTACGGTGCGCCTGCTTATTCCTAGACGTCGTGCAATCTCGTCAGGATACACAACCCAATCAGACTTATTAGTCAGTATGACTGCCAAAATCCCTATTGTAGCTGGTTTCAGTTGCTTATCTTGAGTGAAAGTGTTATTGATAGATGTGTAATTTTCGTGAGTATTTCTTAGAATATACTGCATACCTCATATTTAAGCCCCTTTCTGTAACTCTCGCTTGTGCATTCCTAAAATGATGTCATAGTACGAATGACCAGCAGGGATGACATATCCTGTCAGATCGTCAACTTGAGAGCCATCTGCCATGATGTTTACAATCCGTGGCTCCCATTCCTTTTTTACTGTTTTCATGATATAATTACCTCGTAAAGTATTTTGCTTAGTCCCTCAATGGAATTGCCGTTCCAGAGGGGCTTTTTTATTATCTTAATTCATCCAAACTGACTTCCAGTTCGTCATCAATCCCATTGAGTTTCATCGAGTGGGTGAAACTCTTTTGTCTGCTCTAAATAAACTCCATCCGCTGAGATAATAATCTTTGAATGAAAATCATTTTTTTTAAGCAACTTAGAATATGACAGCAAATCTTCTAAAAATGCCTTCTGCTGCTCATCGTCTTTATAATTTGGTGTTTCTTCAGATTGTAAACTTTGAATTTCAGCAATCACTGTCGCATCAATTTCCATTACATCTGGAATCGCTGTGATAGTGATTTTTGGTTTTCCGTTCGCAGGCATTTCTAGTCTGAAGCCAGTGACCCCTCTGCCAAGCTCCCAGTCATTGATTTTTACTGAATAACCTAACGAATTAAGAGATTGACCCTCAGTAGGTTCTTGCTTGGGTTTAATACTTAGTTTTAATTGCTTCATGAGTACTCCTTTCTATCCTGTTAAGTATTCCTGATTGAGAAACTTGTTGATAAAGTACTGTTGGCCCTTGCCAGTGACCTTACTAGTCTTGTTAATACTGATATGGCCGTCTGCGTGCTGGATGTTAGTTTCTTTGATTTCAAACAAACCTAATTCCATTGATTTTTGGGTAGGCATGTTCCAACTAGCTCCACGTTTCTTGATAAGATAACCGTTATCACGTAGCCAGCTAAACAAGCGATTTGCTCCGATTTTGAAACCATTCTGACTGATGAGCTTGGCTAGGTCTCCAACCAAGATAGATGTGTGACTAGCACTGACTGCGTCGGCAAATAGCACTTTAGGACGGTCAGCCTCAATCTGAGCCTCTAGCTTGTGGACTTTCTGATCAGCCATGATCAAGGCTCTTGCCATGATTTTCTCAGGGCTATTAAAGTCTTTCTCTACTTGGATAAAGTATTGTCGGACTTGCTTGCCTCACTCCGTTCGCTGGATCATAGCAATTTCTTTGGCCATGTCTAGCTTGATGACGTGGTCAGTAGCTTGTCGCCCTCCTGTACTTTTTCCCAAATTTGGGAGAAAGTCCTGACCTTCTGTAAATCCGTATTCCTTCATACGGTCAAACCATGTTGTATATCTTGAATTAACACCCAGCGCCTCATGTAGTTGTCTTCCTGACACTACTGGCTCCTGATTGTCATTCAGGGTTACGTTGATGAGTTCGTTCATGTTTACTCCTTTCTAAATTGCTTGCTCAAGATGCTTGAACAAGGTTTGTAAAAAAATATGCGGGAATATCATTTAAGTCAAGATCCAATAAATCTATAGCTCGTTCCATTTCTTCGTCTCTCCAGCCCACTTTGTTATTGAGTTTCAGCGATAAAGAGCGCTCTGATAAGCCTAAAGCAATAGCAAAATTATATTGTGTTCCGTACTTTTCGACGATTTTCCCAGACAATTTTGAAAAATCTTTAGTCATTGCATTTCCTCCTGTTTATCTTTTGCTCAAATATTTTGAACAAATTCATTCTAACCCATCTTTTAACTTTTGTCAACCAAAAATTCAAGTTTTTTGAATTTTTTTCTTGAATTTTTGTTCAAGATACTTTATAATGGAATTATGAAATTATGAAATTCAATAAGGAGGCAGTCGATGGAGCGTAGTAGTACATCAGCAAGGCTCAGACAACTAATGTCTGAAACAGGTCTAAGACAAGTAGATATTTTAGATAAATCCAAACCGTTCCAAAAACAATTAGGTGTAAAGATGGGAAGAAGTGCCCTATCTCAATATGTAACGGGAAAATCTAAACCAGATGATAAAAAACTATATCTTCTATCTAAAACTCTTGGCGTTAGCGAAGCTTGGCTTATGGGCTATGATGTTGAGAAAAAACGTATACCAGATAGTGAGCGTAACTCAATATCAAATGAACAGCCTGAAATCTTGCCGATCTACAACAAACTAGAAGAACCAAGGCAGGAGAAAGTCCTTGACTTTGCTAAAAAACAACTGGAAGAACAAAAAAATTCCAAAGCTAGCTCTATCTTTGACAAGTCTCAAGATGACGAGGACTACATTACTGATTATGTAGAGGGATTGGTAGCTGCTGGACATGGTACTTTCCAAGAGGACAATCTCCACATGGAGGTAAGACTGAGAGCCAATGATGTTCCTAACGAGTATGACACTATTGCTAAAGTAGCTGGCGACTCAATGGAGCCACTTATAGAAGATAACGATCTATTATTTATTAAGATTACTAGCCAGGTAAATATCAATGATATTGGTATCTTCCAGGTAAACGGGAAAAACTTTGTTAAAAAACTTAAGAGAGATTATGATGGACGCTGGTACCTTCAAAGTTTAAACAGTGGATACGAGGAAATCCATCTGACAGAGAATGACGACATCCGAACCATCGGGGAAGTCGTAGATATTTATAAACCATAAAAAGGAGAATTTATAATGAAAAAATTAAAATTATTTGTAGGTGGCTTTCTAGCTCTAGCCGTCCTCGGTTTTATTCTGCAAGCTCTAGGACTAGCGCCTAAGACAGAAACACCCGAAACACCTAAAGTTGCTACCCAGAGCTCAACAAGCGAGCCTAAAAAGAAGACAACAGACACCACAGAAACCACAGAGACTAGCTCTAAATCTAATGATAAACTACCAAGGATAACAGCTGATCAGATGGCTAGTTTCATTGATTACTTTAAACAAGATTTAACTGATAAAGGTGTGGATATTTCTACATATACTTTTTACAACAAGGACACCATTCTCTATGTGAAAGTTCCGAATGAATACAAGTATTACCCTAAAACAGATTTACAAGCCTTTGCTGATGGCTTAAAAACAAAAGAACATGAGGCTTTTAATGTTTGGGCTGGTATCAATGGAGTTGATTTCAGTTCATATCCAATGATACACATCAAAACAGATGACGGCGACTCACTTGTCTCTCAAAAATTAAATGGAGACATGGAAGTAAAAGTTAAATAAAAAAAGCCCCACGCTCTCAAAGTTTGGCGACTCTGAGCGTGAGGCAATCGGTGTAGTAAGAGGCATTAAAAAGCCCTCTTTACTATACCCTATTTTATCAAAAAGGGGGTATAAAAGCAATGATAACAACAAATAAAGTAGCTATATATGTCAGGGTATCTACTACCTCGCAAGTTGAGGAGGGGTACTCTATTGATGAACAAAAGGCTAAGCTCTCTAGCTACTGCGATATTAAAGACTGGAATGTCTATAAAATCTATACTGATGGTGGATTTTCAGGAGCAAATACTGACAGACCAGCGCTAGAGGGACTTATCAAAGACGCTAAAAGGAAAAAATTTGATACAGTTCTAGTCTATAAGCTGGACCGTCTTAGCCGTAGTCAAAAAGACACGCTTTACTTGATTGAGGATATTTTTATAAAGAATAATATAGCATTCCTGAGCCTACAGGAGAATTTTGACACCTCTACGCCTTTTGGCAAGGCTATGATAGGGCTACTCTCTGTGTTTGCTCAGCTAGAAAGGGAGCAAATTAAGGAACGTATGCAACTTGGCAAGCTAGGACGTGCTAAAGCTGGAAAGTCTATGATGTGGGCTAAGACGTCCTATGGATATGACTATCACAGAGACACTGGAACCATTACTATCAATCCAGCCCAGGCCGTGGCTGTTAAGTTTATCTTTGAAAGTTACATAAGAGGGAGATCCATTACTAAGCTGAGAGATGATCTAAATGAGAAATACCCAAAACATGTGCCTTGGAGTTATCGGGCGGTCAGGGCCATACTAGATAACCCTGTCTATTGTGGTCTCAATCAGTTTAAGGGAGAAATTTATCCAGGTAATCACGAGCCAATCATATCAAAAGAGGACTACGACAAGACTCAAGCTGAGCTTAAGATCAGACAAAAGACAGCAGCTGAAAACTCTAACCCTCGGCCATTCCAGGCTAAGTACATTCTATCTGGTATCGCCCAATGTGGATATTGTGGGGCTCCTTTAAAAATTATATTAGGTGTAAAGAGAAAAGATGGGAGCAGGTTTAAAAAATATGAATGCCATCAAAGGTACCCAAGAACGTTGAGAGGCGTGACTACCTACAACGATAACAAGAAATGTGACTCAGGATTTTACTACAAAGACAAGCTAGAGGCTTATGTGCTAAAAGAAATCAGCAAGCTGCAAGATGACGCTGGTTACCTGGACAAAATATTTTCAGAGGACAATGCTGAAACTATAGACCGTGAGAGCTATAAGAGACAAATAGAGGAGCTATCAAAGAAATTGAGTAGACTTAACGATCTATACATAGATGACCGCATTACTCTTGAGGAATTACAGAGCAAGTCAGCCGAATTTATAAGCATGAGGGGAACTCTTGAGGCTGAACTGGAAAACGATCCAGCGCTCAGGAGAGACAAAAGAAAGGCTGATATGAGGAAACTGCTAAACGCTGAGAAAGTCTTTTCAATGGACTACGAAGGTCAAAAGGTACTTGTTAGAGGGCTTATAAACAAGGTTCAGGTAACAGCTGAGGACATTGTTATCAAGTGGAAAATATAAATAATTTTAGTAACCTACATTTCGATAAAGGTCAATGCTCCCCTGGTCTGCTGGATAAAGTCCAAGTAAGACTTGCACCAAGCTTGACTTACCAGAACCCGTTCCCCCAATGA